TCAGCATGTAAAGCACAAGCCTGAGAACCGTTACCAGTGTCAAACTTAACTCTTACTTTACCTACTTCATCTAACTCAACTGTTTCTAACCAACCAGTTTCTATAAGTGATTGTCTATCCCAATGAGTTCTATCGGAAATATGATCTACTACATTGGCCATCATTTGTTCACCATCTATTCTACCAGCCGGTTCTGCGTCAGCATAGTAATCTCTATGTTGATAGCCTTCGTAATCAGCGCCTGATCCAGGACTACCATTTACTTCTAATAGATATGGTTTGTTTTTAAATATAATATGATCTACACCACACATGTATGCTCTGGATACTCTACTTGCCTTTAATACAAGTTCTCTTTCTTCATCATTTAATTTATAAGGTTCTGCCTCTGCGCCTCTGTGTGTGTTTGATCTAAAGTCATAACTACTATGGCTTCTTTTTGTACTAGCAAATATTTTGTTATCAACTATAAATGTTCTTACATCAAAATCACTAGGCATATATTCTTGTATTAGAAGTTCTGCGTTTAGTTTCCACATGGCTTGTACAGTCGCCACAAGGCCTTCGTAATTTTCTATTTTGATTACTCCTACGCCTTGTGTTCCTGTTAGTGTTTTTAATATGATTGGAAATTTCCCTCCTATCATATCAACACCACTTTTAATATTGTTTTCGTTTGAAATGAATGCTGTTTTTGGAGTTGGTAATCCAAATTTTTCAAATAGTAAAGCTGATGTTAGTTTATTATCACAAGTCAACATTGATGCTCTTGTGTTCATCATAAACGCTTGTGAGTTTTGAAATGATGATATTAATGAAAGACCTGCTTCATCTTCAAGTGCGCCACCTCTAGTTATACAAACTGTATCTCTACCTACAAAAGTATGTTCACCTTGTTTACCATCATAGTTGTAAACAGTAAGTGTTCCTTTATCTTCGTCTTTAGCTGTGATGATAGTTGATGTAGTATTTACAATAACACACTTGATACCTTTTTTCTTACACGCCTTTTGTATAAGATCGGCAGTAGTGTTTTCTTTTGGGTCTTTTGAATCAGCCACAGTTACCATAGCAACTGTTATAGGTTTATCTTTACGACCTATATCCGTTTCTGTAATAAAATCTTTAAACTTCGGTATTTGCATTGTTGCTATCTATCACTTCTTCTTTGTCTTCTTCAATTTTCTTTCCAATATTGTATTTAGCTGATAGCGTCCATTCTTTTTTCTCTTTAAAAGGTAATACTTTAATTTGACTTAATGGAGCTTTGTTTTCAGCTTCAGTAGGTTTTACTATGTCAATTAAATTCCAATCTTGTAAAAGAATAGTAATTGTGTTTCTTCTTTGTATATCATTTTCTACCAATGTGGCTTTCTTACCATCTAAAGCAAATAGTTCTTTGAAATGTGTTATGAAATATCTACCTTGTTTGTGTAGTATATGGCACGATTGATAAAGTGTTTTGTCTTTTCTACTAGCAACACCTATTCTAGTTAATGTTTCTCTTACTTTAAGAAAGTCGTCTGGTTGTTTGAGTGTTACCTCTAACATACTGTCAGGCGACCAACTAATAATTTCTTCACTCATTTTTTTCTCCCACCTTTATTCAAGGACTCTTTTATAAATTCAATTTGTTCGTCTTTTAGTATGTTGAGAGCTTGTTTGGCCTTCTCATTACTGTAGCCATAATACTCTTTTACACACTCTAAATTCTTCAACTTGGTTTGTGATAACCACTTACCACCAAATCGTTTTCTTTTTCTTATACTATTTAGTAGAAAATGGAACTGTGTTTTCTTATCCAGGAAATGATAGCCATTCATCTCATTAACTTGTGCTATACAATCATAAAACATTGATAAACACTTGTTAATTATAAACGGTGGATACTTCTTTTCCCACGTAAGGTCGTCTGTATCTAGTAATTTTTCTTTAGTAAAATTTAGTGCGTTAAGATAGTCTGATAATTGATACATAATATAAACTTAACTTTCTATTTTTTTCGTTGATGTTTTAAATGTCCTTTATGACTTCCCATATAATAATCACCTGGTTCGTAATCCCATCTCTTACCATGATGACCTCGTATATCGGCATACCACATTCTTAATTTAACTATCAAAGTTCTAAATAATGTTCTTCTTGACATAGTTATTCTCAAATTCTTCTCGTTGTCTTTGTTTTTCTCTTTCATTAGCTTGAACAATCTGTATTATATCCCAAGCGTAATTACTAACTGGTACTCGTTGTTCGCGCTGTAATTTTAAAAGACGTCTGCCTTTTTTCTGGTATTTAGTTAAATAAGTCCTTAATTTTTCTTTTACACCAGCTTTTGTAGTAATCATACTTACTTTGCCTGGAATAAAAGTACATGTCTTTCTTAAATCTCTTACATCTTTTGTACCAAATAAGGTGCCATATTCATATTCTATACCAGCCACATCTTTACCTTTGGTTTTAACCTTGTACATGACATTTAATAATATCTTCTCTGCTTTTGCTACATCTAGTTCACTGTTCCCTACTTCAAACTGTTCCATACTGGTTTTCCATAACGAAAAATGTTCTTTGAGGTATTTTATAAGGTCTGATTCTGCTTCTGTTAAATAGTTGTACTTAACCTCTTTCAAATAATCAAAAGAAATATTAGCATTGGTTATTTTATATGTATTTTCTCTATGTTTCCAATCAACAGACTTACCAATGGTTAGAAAATACTTACTAGATTTGAAATCTCTCTGGAAGAATCCGTATAAATGTCCAATCATTTAAATTTACAACTTGCCATTATTTCTGTTAGACAAGCGACCATATTTATTTCTTGGTCTGCCACAAAAGCAGATTTATATTGATATCCAGCTAAAATTAATATTGATTGAGGTATAGATTTGGAATCTAGTGCTGTGTAAAGCACTTCATAGATAGTTTTGAATAGAAAAGCGGCCTCTTTGTCTAGGTTTTGAACCACCCACTTTCTCATATCATTAAACTTCTTCTCTTTTAAAGATACAATTAAGTCTTTGGTGTTCGCCTCCGACAGACTAAACAGTATACCACTGTCTATCTTACCTCTTACAGAGTATCTTTGTAGTTCATTGATAGTTCTTCTAAAGTCTGGATAGAATTTCTGTATTAGTTCACCCAATACTTTCTTCTCAAATTCTATATTCTCTTCCTTTAGAACACCCTCTAATCTTTTCATAAAGGCAGTAGCGGTCTTAACCTTTTGACCATTCTTAATGGAAAAATCAATTACGGTACAACGACTATGTAAGGCAGGTATTATCTTATTAACATAATTACATGTAAATATAAATCTACAGTTCTTGTAAAATGTTTCTATAAAGTTTCTTAAAGCAGGTTGAACACTATCAGCATTCATATAATCTGCCTCATCTATTATAACCACTTTATGGTTAGCGTCTTCGGTAAGAGATACTGTAGAAGCAAAGTTTTTAATCTTATGTCTTAATGTATCTATTTGACGGCCTTCATCTGAACCATTGATGATGATATAATCGGCACCAAGTTCTTCACATAAGGCACGAGCAACAGTTGTTTTACCAGTACCGGCAGTACCAGATAACAGTAGATTTGGTATTTCTTTTTGTTTTAGAAATTGAGTAAATGTATCTTTTAATTCTTCGGTAAGAATACACTCACTTATCGTCTTTGGCCTATATTGCTCAGTCCAAAGGAAGTCTTTTGTTTTTTCCATTGTTCACCTCTTTCATAATATTATATATTTCTATTCGTCTGACATTGGACAGAATGGTAATGGCTCTAATTTCTCTTGGAGTTTTTCTGATTCCGTTTTTTCTTTATCTTTACGTTCTTTAGTTTGCCGTTTTGCTTCTTCATAACATTCTGCTAATTCTTCTTTTTCTTTCTTGGCTTTTTCTAAAAAATTTTTAGATGTTATAGTCGGCACACATTTCCAGTTAGCAAACATAACATCTAGTTCAGCCATCACTTGAGCTATTTCCGTTTTTGTTTTTTTCTTTATCATCAATTAATTCAACATCAACTTCGTAGCCACCTTTTCTATCACTTACCCAATCATCTTCACGGTTATCATAATCATGTTCCTGAATATAATCCCAAAACTTATCAGTTTCTTCATCTGTGGGTTTGTCTCCAATAGGTTCGGTGTGACCGAATTGATTACCGTTGTAAGATACGATTTCATCAAATCGTTCCATTGAACCGAAAGTTTCAATTACATCTGTATCATCTAAAGAATAAGTAAAGCTGCTGGTTACCGAGTGATGTTCGTTCTTAACAAGAGTTACCATTATTAAAACTCTGAATCAGGTTCTAATGCTATCCAATACTGTATTGATTTGTTTCTACTAACAAAATGACTTATCTTTTGTTTAGAAATGGCTACATCATAATCATCACTTATCATTTTAAAGTTTTCTGCTTTGAAATAAGCTGTAAACTTCTTATCAGTTTCACCAACATTCAAAGAATATTCGTTAGATGACTTGTTCTTTTTATCAGTAGCTTTAAGAATAATGTTCTTACCATCACCAGCAACAGCAACATCTGGTAAATTAAGTGTTGTAACACCCTTTAATAACTTAGCAAATACTTCTTTGTTTAATGTGAAAGTAACTTCTTTATCTGGCAT